GGCTGCTCGATGACAGCGCCTTTGATGTCGAGGGCTGGCTGGCGGCGCGCATCGCCGACCGGTTCGCGCGTGCCGAGGCGGCGGCGTTCGTCGCGGGCGACGGGGTGGACAAGCCGCGCGGCTTCCTGAGCCGTCCGGCCGTGGATAACGATGTCTGGACCTGGGGCAACCTGGGCTATGTGCCGACCGGGGTTGCGGGCGATCTGGGCGGGCCGGATGCGATTGTCGATCTGGTCTATGCGCTGGGGGCGGAATACCGCGCCAACGCCACTTTCGTGATGAATTCGCGCACCGCCGGTGTGGTGCGCAAGCTCAAGGATGCCGATGGGCGGTTCCTGTGGTCGGACGGTCTGGCGGCGGCGGAGCCCGCGCGGCTGATGGGCTATCCGGTGCTGATTGCCGAGGACATGCCCGAGATCGCGGCGGGCGCGGACGCCATTGCCTTCGGCGATTTCCGCGCCGGATACACGGTGGCCGAACGTCCCGACCTGCGCATCCTGCGCGACCCGTTCAGCGCCAAGCCGCATGTCCTGTTCTACGCCACCAAGCGCGTGGGCGGCGATGTGAGCGATTTCAAGGCGATCAAGCTCTTGCGGTTCGCCGCCGCCTGAGGCGCGCGGTGAAGGCGGGCGGGGGCGCATGGCCCTCGCCCAGAAGGCGCGTGCCGCAAAATGCGGCTTTGTTCAGCTTCCCCTCCGTCCGGGCAAGGCCGGGCGGCACGCGCCAATACGCGGGAGGGGTCCGGAATGATGGAGATGGTCCATGTTGCTGATGGAAGAGAGCGCGGTGGCGGCAGCCGCCTTGCCGCTGGCGGAGTTCAAGGCGCATCTGCGGCTGGGCACCGGTTTTGCGGATGATGATATTCAGGACCCCGTTCTGGAGGGATTTCTGCGTGCGGCCATGGCCGCGATCGAGGGGCGCACCGGCAAGGTGCTGATCGAACGGAATTTTTCATGGGTTCTGCATGGCTGGCAGGACGCCACGGGCCAAGCCCTGCCGGTTGCGCCGGTGGGGGCAGTCCTGAGCCTTGTGCTGCGCGACCGGCGCGATGAGGTGGAGGTGATCGATCCGGCCCTTTACCGGCTGGAGCGTGACGCGCATCGTCCGGTGCTGCGGCCGGCGGGGACGCTTTTGCCGATGGTGCCGACGGGCGGGGTGGCCGAGATCGTGTTTCGCGCGGGCTATGGCGTGGGCTGGGGCGACCTGCCGTCCGATCTGGGGCAGGCGGTCTTGATGCTGGCCGCGCATTTCTACGAGCACCGCGCCGAGACCGCATTGCGCGAGGGCTGCATGCCGTTTGGCGTGGCAAGCCTGATCGAGCGCTATCGCAAGGTGCGCCTGCTCGGGGGGGGCGCGCGATGAGAGGGGCGGTGACGCTGTCGCGCCCGCTGGTGCTCGAGGCCCCGGCGCGGGTGGGCGATGGCGCGGGCGGCTTCACGGAGGTCTGGGAGGTGCGCGGCACGCTCTGGGCCGAGGTGGTGGCGCGCACGGGCCGCGAGGGGCCGGGCGAGGGCGCAAGCGTGGCGCGCGCGGCCTTCCGGATCACGGTGCGCGCCGCGCCACAGGGCGCGCCGTCGCGCCCGCTGGCCGGGCAACGGCTGCGCGACGGCGCGCGGCTCTTCCTGATCGAGGCGGTGACCGAGAGCGCGGCAGGGCGGGGTTTCCTCACGCTTTGGGCCGAAGAGGAGGTGGTGGCATGAGCTATGGCGCGGCGGCCGCCCTTCAGGCGGCGATCTATGAGCGGCTCATTGCCGATACGGCGCTGGGCGCGCTGGTGGGCGGCGCGATCCACGACGCGGTGCCGCAGGGCAGGGTGCCCGATCTCTACGTCACGCTTGGCCCCGAGGAGGTGCGCGAGCGCGGCGACATGACCGGCGCGGGGGCCGAGCATCGCGTGACCGTCTCGGTGGTGGCGCAGGCGGCGGGGTTTCTGGCCGCCAAGCAGGCGGCGGGGGCGGTCAGCGATGCGCTTGATGGCGCGGCGCTGAGCCTCGCGCGGGGGCGGCTGGTGGCGCTTCAATTCTTGCGCGCGCGGGCGATCCGCACCGGCGCGGCACAGCGGCGGCGGATCGATCTGACTTTCCGGGCGCGCGTGGACGACAGCGTTTGAGACACAGGAACGGAGACCCAAAATGGCAGTTCAGAATGGCAAGGACCTTCTCATCAAGGTCGATCTCACCGGCAGCGGCAATTTCCAGACCGTGGCGGGGCTGCGCGCAACGCGCGTCAGCTTCAACGCCGAGAGCGTGGATGTCACGAGCCTTGAATCGGCGGGGGGCTGGCGCGAATTGCTGGCGGGCGCGGGCGTGAAATCGGCGGGGCTCAGCGGCTCGGGGATCTTCCGCGATGCCGCGAGCGATGCGCGGATGCGGCAGATCTTCTTTGACGGGGAGATGCCGGATTTTCAGGTGATCATCCCCGATTTCGGCACCATCGAGGGGCCGTTTCAGGTGACCTCGATCGAGTATGGCGGCACCCATGACGGCGAGGCGACCTATGAGGTGGCGCTCGCGTCGGCGGGGCAGTTGACCTTCACGGTGCTGTGAGCGCGATGGCGAACCCCTGGGCAGGCGAGGTGGCGCTGGTGCTGGATGGCGAGGCCCGCGTGATGCGGCTCACGCTCGGGGCGCTGGCAGAGCTGGAGGCGGCGCTGGCGGCGGGATCGCTGGTCGATCTGGTTGCCCGCTTCGAGGGCGGCGCGTTTTCCACGCGCGATGTGCTGGCGGTGATCGTCGCGGGCTTGCGCGGCGGTGGCTGGCGCGGATCGGCGGCGGAGTTGCTCAGTGCCGAGATCGAGGGCGGGCCGCTGGCGGCGGCGCGCGCGGCGGCGCAGCTTCTGGCGCGGGCCTTTGCCCTGCCCGAGGGGGACGCATGAGCGCGCGGTTCGACTGGCCCGCGCTTTTGCGGGCGGGCGTGCAGGGTCTGGGCCTGCGCCCGGTCGAGTTCTGGGCGCTGACACCGGTCGAATTGCGGCTGATGCTGGGCGAGGGGCGCGCGGGGCAACCGATGGCGCGGGCGGGACTGGAGGCGCTGTTGGCGGCCTTCCCCGACGAGACAGGAGATTTGGGCGATGGATGAGATCGAGCGCACGGAGGAGCTGGAGGCGCAGATCGCGGCGCTTGATGCCGCGATGGGGCAGGCAGGGGCGATGGCGGCGACCTTTGCCGGGGAATTGGGGCGGGTGCGCGGTGGCTTTGCCGCTGCCGGTCAGGATGCGCAGAGCCTTGAGCGGGGGTTGAGCCGGGGCCTGCGCGGTGCGCTGCGCGGCGCGGTGGTGGAGGGCGACAGCCTGAGCGAGAGCCTGCGGCGGCTGGCCACCACCCTCGTCAACAGTGCGTTCAATGACGCGGTGCGCCCGGTCACGGATCAGGTGGGGGGGCTCGTCTCGCAAGGGGTGGGCGCGCTTCTGGGTGGGCTGTTGCCCTTCGCCAAGGGGGGCGGGTTCACCCAAGGCCGGGTCATGCCTTTTGCCAATGGCGGCGTGGTGAGTGGGCCGGTCACGTTTCCGATGCGTGGCGGGCGCAGCGGATTGATGGGCGAGGCGGGGCCGGAGGCGATCCTGCCCCTCTCGCGCGGCGCGGACGGGCGGCTCGGGGTGCGCGCGCAGGGCGGCGGCGCGGTCAGCGTGGTCATGAATGTCTCGACGCCCGATGTGGAGGGGTTCCGCCGCAGCCAGGGTCAGATCGCGGCGCAGCTTGGCCGCGTCATCGGGCGCGGCGCGCGCAATCGCTGAAGGGGGCGGGATCATGGGATTTCACGAGATACGGTTTCCGGCAAACCTGAGCTTTGGCTCGATCGGTGGCCCTGAGCGGCTGACCGAGATCGTCACGCTGGCCAGCGGGCATGAGGAGCGCAACAGCCCCTGGGCGCAGGCGCGACGGCGCTATGACGCGGGCGTGGCGCTGCGCAGCCTGGAGGATATCGAGGCGCTGATTGCGTTCTTCGAGGCGCGGCAGGGGCAGCTATACGGGTTCCGCTGGAAGGACTGGAGCGATTTCAAATCGAGCCGCGCCGGGGCCGCACCCGCCTTTGACGATCAGCGGATCGGGGTGGGCGATGATGCGACGCGCGCGTTTCAACTGGTCAAGACCTATCGCTCGGGCGTGCAGGTGGCGGTGCGGCCCATCGTGAAGCCCGTGCGCGGCAGCGTGCGCATGGGGCTGGGCGATGTCGAGATGCGCGAGGGCGTGCATTACGAGGTGG